AAATGTGGAAAATTATCTTTTAAAAGCTGGGAAACTTCGCAGCCTCCCAGCTACAACCAATATTACTACTCTAAATCTGACTTGTATTCTTTTATGTTTTCGTTGTGTAGGCGCATTAATCCACGCTGCAATAACTCCATAGAGTTACTATGTGTATGTTCTATTGTAAAAATCTCTGAATCAATGCAAATTCTCCCAGTTGCATTAATGAATAAATGGTAGTTATCAAACTCAAAGCTAACACCATTCTCAAAGTCGTAGTTTTGTTGAAATTCATTTACAAGCATACACTTATCAAACAATAACCTCCCTACATTGATTTCTTGAATGATTTTTATACAATCGGAATCAGAAATATATGCGGTAAGATTGAATAAGCTTGCGCACTTTGCTAGTGTTTTAGCCTCAATGGTTAATTCCGTTACATTGTACTTGAATAATTCAGCTACTAAAAACTCGTTTTTTTCTGCTGATTTGTCGTAAATTCTTGCTTTCATTTGAGTAATATTGAGTAATAAATATTGAGAATAAAAACGTGCGTATCGTAGTCGCACCCCTGTTTTTCTTATTTCAATTTTTCAATCATTGATTTTTCGATAGCATCAATTACATTTGTGGGGCAATTTAGCAACTCTAATGCGGCCCTTCCTGCGGCTAATCCACAAACGCTATTTTCTTTTGTCGCCAAAGAAACGACATTTACATAAGTAGAAGTAAAAAAGTTTAGCTTTGCGATTGCTTCAGAATGTGTCATAATTTCGTCTATTAGATGTGAGTAATAATTTGCTTAATGATTATGATACAAAGGTAATACATAGTTTTGATATATGCAATACTTTTTCAAATTATTTTCAAATTATTTTATCTTTTCAAGTTCATTTTTTAGGTTTTCTATCCGAGTCTCAAAGCTTTCTATGTCTTTTATTATACTTTCTTTCTTTTTAATATTATACTCATTTATTTTTTCTATTGGGATATTTACCCCAAATTTTAGACAAATATCAAAAATTCTATCACTTATTGGCTCGCTATATGAATCAATCATTGATTTTAGCAATTCCGATGCCTCTAATTTTGAGTAACAGGGTTTTCCCGTAATTATAAAGCTACTATCGTCTATCTCAATAAAAAAAGAGTTAATGTTCTCGTAGCGAAAAAAAACCAGCCGCTCTACTATTTCAGTTTTTACAACTTTTCTGAGTATTTGGGGATTTTCGCCAGTAATTAGCAATTCAATATCCCATACCCTAAAATCATCGGTTACCATATACTTAACACTTTCCGTTAGGAATTTTTGAATATCCTTAGCTTGCTGCGCTAAATATATTTCCATTCTTTTATTTTCTTCTGATAAGCATTCCATTTATTTAGTGTTTTATTGGTTAAAGTCTGTTTTTGATATTCATTTTTTCGCACAAAATAAAGTATCTGCTTTGATACACTTTGTCGCTATCTCGACTACTTTTGTGCCTTTTGAATAGTACATCATAAAGGTAATCTACACTTTTAAGGGATAACGCTTCGGCTATTTCGTCAAGCCGTAAATTCGTGTTTGCAATTAGATAGCCTACCAGCATAGGTAGATTGTCTTTTTTCTGCGTTTCGTTGTTTATGCTTGACAGCTTTTCCTTGAGTTGTGCGGCTATATTATTTTGTTGCTGCATTTTGTTTGATGCTTAGATGTTGTTGATATGTACGGAATGGGAGCGTAGTTGCTTTTGGCTTGTTTTTTTTCGGCTCTTCTATTTCTTCTATGCAGATTCTTTCAGGCTTTTTCGGCTCTTCTTGCTCAATAAAATCGCTACTAATTGCAGCTATAAAAGTGTCTGCATATTCGCTTTTTGAAAAGATTTTTGGGTAGTGTAGTTCCCCTTGATAGGATAAAACTATACCCTCGTTATCTTCAAAAGATGACCATCCTTCATAGAATAGTTTTTGCGGATTTTTGCCGAAAGTTTTTCGGTACTCCAGGAACATATCAATAAATATACTCAACTGCTGAGATTGTGTTTGTGCCATTTTGTGTGCGATTTGTGTATAAATTAAGATTCTATTTTTTAATGTTTATTTAACATTTCAATAGCTACCTCTTTTTTTATTGGGCACGATAACTCCTCAAGCGTGTAATCTGTTTCATTGAATTTATCTTTGGCTTTTTGTAAAGAAAACTCTTGGCTTGTGTTTGTAAGTCGAATTAGCGCAGTATCTACAAATTCTCCCGTAATTTCGCAAAAGTCAAATCCAGATGCCGATGTAGAATGTAGGTACAAAATTCTATAATCATCACCTTTACTGAAAATATAAGCCTTTTTTGCAAAGTCGTAATCTCCACCATTGCATTTTAGTTCTGGATTTTTAGATTCTGTTTGTTGCGTAATAATGCCTATTGGGTTTAATAGAGTCCACATAAAAAAATAATATTATATTGTGAAAAAATGTGTGAATAAAAACCATTTGCCCCTTGCATTGCAGGTAAGCAAATAGCCATTTTTAAGCCCTTGTGATACTTCTGTAAGTATGTTTAGGGTTTTGCGCCTTGAATAAGTCTATTGCTTGTTGTTCGGTTTCGGCTTCAATGGGGGTACGCCACGCTATCCATTTTGTGCCGTCCCATGTAGTGGAACTCACCACCCAATTCACATCAAAGCCTTGTTCAATGGAGGGGTAAAGCGGATTGTGTTTTGCCATAATTAAAACGTTTGAACACATTTTTCCCACTCACCTATTCTTTTTTCTTTTTCGCCTGTTTTGGCATTTGCCAAGTGGTCAATGCTTCTTATCTTTTTACCACATGGGGATACTTGCTTTTCCGTATAGCAATGCCATTCCCCTGTCCGTGAATGATAGCTTGTTCTTTTTGCGTAGTCTTTTACGATTTTTATTGCGTCCTCTAATGAGTTGCAATATTCACCGCACGCTAAATGTGTGGCGGCATTAATCTTCTCCCTGTATTCTTGTGTGTAAGCCATAATAAAAATATTAAATTGTAAAAAAAATGATTTGAATTTATTGCAACTTGCAATCCTTCTTATTGTTTGGATAGTTGCCTATACTGCTTTTTGGCGCAGTTATACCGTTACCCGTTAAATTAAATTATTAGAAGTAGCCCACTTATACACAGCCCAAAGTGTTCTTTTACCGCTTGGCTGCCCCTGTTTCCAGAGATTAGATAAAAACACCTTAGCTTGAGAGTATCCCGCAGGCGTAGAAACAACGCCTAAAAACTCTTTGTAATTCATTCCCTTTTTCTTCAACAAATGTAGCCTTGAAAGTTAAGCCATTAATTGAAAATTGAATATCTTTGTTATATCCGTTGTTTTCTAAAATAGAAAAAGGGATATTCATTTTTGTGAGCTTTGATTTTAAATTTGCTACTGTCATGGCTTTTTGTGATATTGGTTATTGTTTCAGTTTGATAATACAAAGATAGGCTACATATTTGATATATCCAAATATATTTCAAAGTATTTTCAAATTATTTTTCATAAAAAATGTAAGTAGCTAATAATTAACTACTTACAAATGAAAGTATTTTTAATTAATTTTTTAAATATTGTAAAACGTATCTACAAAATACCGAAAACAGTCGCCAGCATCTTGTTTATTTTTTGCCCTATCTTTTAGTAGTTCAAACTTTGTGCCCTGCTTTACTTTGGCGGTGAGTAGGTCATTAATCAAAACCATACAAGTGGCTTGTGAGATTTCAAGCCCTGCAAACTTCATAATAAATGTGTTACATAGTTCATTTGATTTCTGATAGCTTAATTTTGCTTTTGGTGCTAATATTTCAGAATTTGGGAGTAGTGCAGAAATTAATTGAAACATATTTTTACACTCTCTATTGCCTACTTTTACAGTAACTGCCAATGAATTATATCCACTATTGTCGCCACTCACAAAATATTTACCCTTGTATTTTTCTGCTATTGTCTTGCTTATTGCTTTTATGCCTCCCTCAGCTTCGGGAATTTGGATAACATCTATAATTCGTGCAAAGTGATTAGGATTCTTTGCGTTAGTCTTATTATACGGGCTGCATTGCGCCACTAAGCAAGTGTAGGGGCTTACATTGAAGTCAAATACAAGATAGTAGGGTAAATGCGTAACGGGCTTTATTTGCGGCTTAATTATGCGGCTTTGCCTTTCCTCGTCAAAAGCAGAAAACCAATCAACACCACCACCCAAAGACAAGGAAGGGTTTTGAGCGTATAGACAGTTGAATATATGAGGGGTTGCTTTTTTGGTTATCTCAATATTCTTAATGTCTGCCTGCCTATTATCCAAAATTTCGCCTACCTTGCGATTATCTGCACTCCATGACTTTGCGCCTGTTTCAATAGTTTCAATTCTTTCGTCAAAAATTACAACCTCATGTACTGGTTCTACTGTTTTGAAAATCGGGAAAATTACAAACTCACATAATTCATGTATCTCATTTCCTGCGGTCAATAGTTTTCTAAGAATGTAATTTTGCAGGTCATTTGCACCCATTCGACTGTTAATCACAATTATCTTTGTGTGTTCAGTCATACGGGTACTAATTGCGCTATCAAAGTTCGATTCTGTTCTACTGCGCACTACTTGGCTATCCAAGTCTGCCATACTGCCATAAGGGTCGTCTATAATAATTAAATCGGCTGCCATTCCCGTAATTTGCCCATCAAGACCAGCGGCATAATAGTAGCCTGTTCGCCCCGATACCCTAAAGAAGTCTTGTTTGTTTTGTTCTTTTACCCCTGTTGCTCTTGCGCTTTGCGGTGTTCGGGTTGTAAATGTAGCCTTATATAAATCCGATTGCATCATATTGTAGCACTTTGCGCAATTTAATTTCGCTAAAGCCCCTGCGTTTGAAGCAATCATAATTCTAGTGTCGGGAGAATTGCCCAAAATCCATGCAGGCAAAGTAGTGCTACCTATTTCAGATTTACCATGCTGCGTAGGTACATTTATAAATAAGTACTTTTTGTCCGATGTCAAAAACTCCTGTATGGCTTTACATGTGTAATCCCTCCACTCAGAACGCCTGAATGAAGAGTTAAAAGCGTAATAAGCAAGATTGAAACTTTGCCTTGCGCCTGCGGTTAGGAGCTTTTCAACGGGTGTTAGGGTCATTCTTCCAAAAGGTGCTTAAAATCAGAAATAACACCTAATCGTTTAGTAGTCGAAAATCTGAAATTGTGTAAATACATCCTTTGTTTTATCCTTGGATTTATTTCTGAAAAATACAAAGATTCTGCATACAAATAACCATTTATATGTTTTTTTACAAGAAAAAAAGGTTCAGAGTATTTTGTTTTTATATCCTCTTTGGATAGGTCAGGATTAAACCTGCTATGATATTCAAAATCTGCGTAAAAATCACTAGTCAAAACATCGCCCTCGTTTATTTCCGATTGCTCACAGTCAAGGCATTTATCCATTTCTGCGCCTCCATTTAGGTATATTTTAATAGCCATGTTTTTATGTATTAAAAAGGTAAGTCGTCTTCTGTATGATATTCAATACCAAATCTATGTGAAGCATTAAAATTTTCAAGGGTGTATTTTGAAAAATGTCTTTTTAGTTTCCAAATTGGGTAGGCATTTTTACCGTATTTCATAAAGTGAAAAATAGTAAAAGCCCAATTTTTAGGATAGTACCATTGATATTTCCACCCCATAACTTGGCTATAATAGTGTTTTATATATCCTCCCTTTGTCATTATTAAATACAAAATAACTTTGCAACTATCTGCGTGCTCGCTTTTTTCGTGCTTAACCAATCCGTTTATTGTATCTTTAAATTCTACATGAGTAGGCAAATGGTAGAAAAACGATTGCGGCACATGAAATGATTTGCCGCAAATATCGTACCTTTTTAGCACTATGTATTTTTGGGGCAAATAAACCCCTTTATCGCAATTATAGCAAGGAATATCGTAGCAGTACCAGCCCGTACCATTACAAGAAAAGCATTCCTTTTCTGGGATAATCTGCAAATCAAATCCATCGTGCGTACCAAATTTTTCTAAAATATTAGTTTTGTATTGGTAAAATTCCTTGTCGCCTTTGGTATTTGCGTGATACAAAAGAACAGATAGTAGTCTTTTGTATAGGTGTTTGATTTTTAGTTTAATTCGTTTCATGTATGTATTATGTGTGAGTAAAGCACAAATTTACACACAATTTTGATAAAAACAAAGTATTATCAATTTATTTTCAAACCTATAATTATTGCGGAATGATAGCCTCGTATGTTGTGTAAATACTTCTTTTGTATTTTTCTAATTCCATTTCCGCCTCTTCTTTTGTCAAAAAGTCCGTACAAAATCCATCAAAAACATTATCCCAGTACTTTGCAATTCTGTATGATTTTAATTTATCTGTATCTTCTTTTAGCTGAGCCTTTATTTCATAAGCCTCTTTAACCTCTTTGTAGATAGCCTCATTTAGCGTAAAGGTGTCGTCTGTGCCGTTTACTATTGAATTGTAGTTTATTTGGTATTTGCCAACATATACACATACATTGGCTTTAGAAATCTGCGTTTTGCTTTTTTCTAAAAGCATATTGTAGTCGTGGTCTGCCATAAAATCCTCACAAGTTTCATTGCCGCCCCTATATAAGTAAAAGCCATTAGCGGTATGCACAGTAAAGGGAGGTCTCAATTCGTATATTTTACCCCCAATAGGCTGCATAGTTGATAGCAACTCTATTGCCTGCCTATCAAGTTTTGCATATAATTCATTGTATAATTTTACATACTCTGAGCAATCCTCATCCGTTGTGGATTCGTATTTGCAAGAATCGCAATAAAAATACTCACCCCTCGAGGCTACGCAACCGCTACAAGGTGCAGAAATATGGCAACTGCAATTATCGCTCTTAGTCTCTTCTGAAAATTGTATTGTGCCGTTGCATCCGTTTCTGTTGCAAGTTTCGCCTTCTTTGTATCCTAAATTTGTCATAATTTGTGCATTTGTGTGTATAAATTAATTACACTGCAAATTACGCAAATATTTATGATAAATAAAAATATATTTCATAATTATATCAAATTATTTTTACTTTAGTCAAATTATAGGTATTTCACAAAGCCTTCCAAATTAATAAGCCCTGCGCTATAATCCACGTCAATAGCCGTAATTACTCCTGTGTCGTTTGCGTTTAGTTGCACCATGCTATACAGGGCAATTTCAGTACCTGCGAAAACGTTAAAAATTACCAAATTTGTCGTACTTATCGGAACTGATAATTTCCATTTTTTTGTGGAAGATAGCCATTTTGTACCGTCATCTATAAAATGAAAATAATAAAATAAATTACCCTCGAAAAACGGGTCAAAAGTCATAGCGTAATTAGCTACTCCTTTTGTCGGAATCAATATAGCGGGCGTGTGTACTTTTGGTCGGTTTATTGTTGTCCATACGCTGTAAGGTATAGACGTTGTATTGTATTGCACATTAGGCTGAGGGTCGTATTTTGCCATTCCCGTAGCGTAGCCGTCCGCTATGCTTGGGTTGTCTGTGTCTGCTATGATTATCTTAGGCAAATCCATAATGTCATCGCTTAAAGTTAGCAGATTTTCCGCTTCATTGTCGTGGCTAAATGGAAAGCTATTATTTGCCCATTGGTCGGAAACCGCAACAAATAATGTAAGCCAAAACGCCCAAGGGTCGTGTATAATGTCAAGGATTGAGAATGTAGGATACAATCCTAATACATTGTCGCTATCGTTAAAATCAGAGTGTGCGGCTGGCGCAAACGGACTTGTTTTTGTAATTCCTTTGGTAAATGTCGGGTCGCCTATATTCTCAGCTACTTGCAAAATCTCATTATAGAATGACTTTGCATAGTTTCCATATTGCTCAGTTTGGTCGCCATTATACTCATACTTAACAAATGCTGGTCTGTCTAATTGTACCATTTCATACTCAATACAGCCGATTAACTGGTCTTGCTGTTCAGACTGCGTAAAGTCTGCAATAATAGAAGTAGGGAGGTCGTCTTTGCGCTGAAAATATAACGTACCTCCGATTGTAAACCAGTCCGCATTGAAAGTAGATTTTAGGCTATTAAGAAAGTCGGCTGCTGTAATTAGCGGCGCATTTTCTACTTGAAATTTCAATGTGGTTGCCGTACCTGCGTATTTTGAAGTCCATCTTACGCCCGCTTGACCGTTTGCCCACATATATGTAGCATTATAGTAGGGGCTTAATTTTGAATTGAAAATTGAGCCTTTGCCTATTGATATATCCCCACCTCCAGGCGCATCGTAGAAATTCGTAGCATCAAAAGCATATCCACACTCGTCGCAAATATTTTGAATGTAAGTGCGAATGTAGGGCGCAATATGTGCTTGTCCTGTATTGAAAATAGTGCGGTATAATTGCCCTAAAACCCCAAAAAGCAATAAAATAGCAGCAACGGGGGTAAGTAGCATACATAGCAATCCCATTATTGAATAAAATGTAAGCTGCGACTTTTGTCTTACATAGTACTTAAATCTTGGGTGGTCCAATCCTGTCAATGGATTGAAATAGTCGCCACCTGCTTTGTTTGGTCGGAAAATTACAAAGCGATTTAAGCAATTTAATTTCTCGTCAATTTCTTGCAAGTCCAAAACCAACTCATTACAATCTACACCGTTGCAAGACTTATAGCCACTTACACTATTCCAATCCACCATAAAAGAACGGTAAGGGAGTGTAATGCTTGGGTCAAGATGAGAAACAATGATTTCACACTTATTTAATTGTCCTACTGGATTATTTATTACCCAGCTAAACACAAAGTCTGATGCCGCCCCAGAAATAGTAAATTCTGCACTCACTCCTAATTTTGCAGTGGTCGGACTTGCAAATCCGTAGTTTGCCTCCTGTGCTTGCCATGATAATTTAAATTTAGAGTCTGACCCGTTTATCTCAGCGCAAAAATCCGTTATATCATATAAGGCATTACCAGGTATTAATCCCATTACTTTCGTGGGATTAGGAAATGAGCCTGTATAATAGTACGGATTACCCGCACTATCATAATCTTGAAATTTTCTTATTTCTACTTTTAGCATATTTTTTTATCTTTTTTGAAATTATTTTGAAAATATATTTGCATAATCAAAATAAAGTATTTATCTTTGCAGTATATTAATTCAATCACACAATAATACACAAATTATGCAAGTAGTAATCACAAGTACAGTAAGTAAATCGTACGGGCTGACATTTAATGTAGATAAAATAAATTTTAGCGAAAATGGCAACCCTATTTTTGTTGTACATACACCAGATGGAAATATATTTCAATTACACTGCGATGATATTGTAGTGGTAGATTTTCAGAAAGAATATCAGCGTTCTTATGATATGCACAATTTTGGGACTTCGTCTTTAAACTATAAAGCATTAAAAAAATACTCTGAATACCATCAAATAAAATTTAAGCCTCAATAATACACAAAATTATGAAAACAGTATCAAAAAAGGAGTATGATTTACTTATTAAGATTATAGAACTTGCAAATCAATGCTCAAACCCAAATATATATTTTACAATAGAAAATGAAATTCCATTATTAATAGAGAGGGATTACCACCTTTTACCCCTAAATCCAAATATAGATAGTGGTTATATAGTATATAATTCACAAGGGGTGCTTATATATATTAATCGACATGTTTATTATTTTGGCAAAGTTTGGAGGAATGAGCCATATTTTAATAAATATCAAACTAATAGGGATGGTCAAATATACGGTGTTGATTGGCGTAATTTAGAAGAATTTCCAATGAATTATAGATTTATTGATATGGTTAAGCCCGTTATGGATTCTTTGCAAATAATAGACTAACTACCTATTATTCCTTAGCCAATCAATCCGACTACTCAAACTCTCTCTTTTCCCGTTAGGCAGGACGATATTTATTTGCTCCCGCCTATCCAACATTTTCCGCATTAACTTATTATTTTCTTTCAATTCAGATACTACCCCAGAATTATCTAAAACCGTAATATTTTGAATCGAAGGAATTGAAAAGTCTGAACTCTTGTAGTTTTTCCAATCCCTAAAAAATGCGTTTGCCTCATTAGCTGGGACAAGTCCATTATGTACCCCGTTTATTACATCTCTATATTCTGCATTTCTTCCTTTTGTGATTACCGCCTCGCCTCTGTTTAGTTTGTACATCTTCCCGCTGCTGCTCATGGCTGGCACTTTGTCCACGCCATAACCGAAATGAGCCTCTTTATCGACAAATTGCGTGCCTTTTTCAAGTGCCTGCGCCTCCACAAAACCCGCTGCCATACTTGCAATAACTGATGCGATAGCTAAGGGAATTAAGAAGGGTGCGGCTGGTCCCGTTCCCGCCTCGCTTGCTGCGATTTGTGCAACTGCTAAAAGTTGTGCAGAAATTTGTTGCGCCCGATTGATTAGAATTTGCCTTTCTGCTGCTTTTCGTTTTTTTGCTTCTAATTGGTCAAGTCTATTCTGCTCAATTTGCAGCAAGTCGGCATTTCCTTTTTCAGCCAAATCCTTCGCCTTATCAATTCGCTTGCTTTGTGCGTCTATCTGCTTATCAATAGCGGCTATCTGTGCGTCATTGATAGTATTGAAAACGGAAAATATAGTTTCACTTGCTTGGCTCAGTAGGTCTATGTAATCTAATACATTTTGTTTGCGCTTATCAGATTGCTCCTGCTCAATATCAACTTGCTCCTGTCCTAATTGCGCTACCCTATTTCTACTGTCTGCAATTTGTTGGTCAATGTCTGTCGCATCTTTTTTACTTGCTCCTATTCTTTGCTCTGATAATCTTTCTTGCAATTCCGCCTCAAACTCAATTTGCTTTTCAATCGTTTCTTTTCTTATTTTCAATTCAAGATTAGCACGCTCAATACTACCTTTTTCGGTCGCCTGCAAAAGATATGCGTTTTGAGTATCCGTTTCTGTTACTTGTAATTTATTTTGTCTTTCAAGCTCAGATATTTGCTCTTTATATCCGTTTTGGATAATCTCAAATTGTTTTTGTGCTAAGTTTGATTGAATAATAAGAATAGATTGGGCCCTTTCTTCTTCTAATTTTTCGGAAAAAGTAGTAAATTCTACACCTAGGGCCCCTAAATCATCGTACTTTTTGCGCTCGGTACGTAAAATCTTATTGTAATTTTCATTTACTTGCGCCTGCTCCGCTTTCGATGACTTCAAAACAACATCTAACTGCTGCTGGGTGCTTTGTTCAATCAATGCCAAACGCTTAGAATCGTTTTCAATTCTAAGTTGCGTTAATTGGTTTTCGCCTTCTTCAAAAATAGCCTGTATTTTCTCCTGTTGCTCCTTATAGGCTTTTGTATTTTCTAAGGAAAGAATAGTACTTGCTTGCGCCCTAATCGTTGCTACCCTTTCATTGCTTTTTGCTATTTCTGCTGCAATATTTGAGGGGATTGTCCCAAGTTCTTTCTGAATCGCTTTTTCTTTATCTACTATTTCGGCTGCGAATTTGTCGGCGGCTGCAATAGCATTGTCATAAGCATTTTTATTACTTACAAGTTGCTTTTCGAGGGGCGTGTCTGCACCCTCTCTTAATGTAGAAATGGTTTGATTATTTCGTCTAATTACTTCTTGTAATCGCTCATTGTAATCAATTTCATTTTGAAGTTCCTTTTCTTTGTACTCCTTTATCTTTTTGGCTTGCGCCTCTCGCTCTTTTTGCTTTTTTTCGGCTTCCTTTTTTTGCTTATCGGATAATTCATTATTTACCTTTCGCTCCTCCATTGCAAAACCTCCCAATATTTCAAGGCGTTTGTACTCTTCCTCTGTCAAGTCTTTGCGAAACTTCTCAAGCCCCAAAATTGTAAGCTGTTGCAGGTTACCCCTTGCGATTAATCTTTGAGTTTCGATTTTATCATTTTCCTCTGCAACCCTCTTTAACTCTCTTATCTGAAACTGCCTAAATGCCTCTTCTTCGGCTGCTGTTTTTTTGTCTTGGCTATTCTTAATATCGGCTGCTTTTGACCTTATTTCTGCCAAAGTTTTACTCTCAAGTCCTACGGATTCCCTTAAAGTTCCTGATAATGCCTTTAATGTTGTCCCAGCTCTCGATAAAAAACCTTCGCCGCTATTTGAGTTTACAAGGGCTGTATTATTAATATTGTCTATTATTTTAGCTACCTCCTTAAATGCCGCACCAAGTTCTTTTAATTCATCTTTAATTGCAGTTGCAAGCAATTTAAAGCCGCTTTTTGCCGAGTCGCTTGTAAGTAAATCATAGAATGAATATAGCGGGCTAATCACATCGGATAAAGCCGCCCCTATTTCATTAAAATACTCTATAAATTCATCTGAGGCTACAAATGTGCGGGCTGCATTGATAATACTCGTAAGCCCTTTCACAAACTCCTGTACTACGGGATTCGCCCCGTCTCCTATTTCAGATTGCAGATTAAAAAACGCATCTTCTAAAGCCGCAATTGAGCCTTCTAATGTTTTAGCTGCATTTTCTGACCTTTGGAAAAATGCACCACCTTCTTGTGTGCTTTTTAGGATTGCATCGGTTACAATTCCATAAGCGTCAGATGTTTCTGTAAGTAATTTTTTGGTTTGCGCAAGGCTTTTGCCTTGAAATTCTGGCAACTTGCTTGCCAACTCTACAATATTTACACCCCCAGACGCAAACTGTGCTATCTCTTGACCCGTAACCCTACCTTTCAATCTAATTTCTCCTAAAACGTAGGATAGACTATTAAGCTGGTCCACATTCCCAGCGGTAATGTCTGTAAAACTACGCACCAATTCAAACGCCTCCCTTGTGCCAAACCCTTTAGCGATTAAGTCCCTTGTTTGCTCTATGCTTGTTTTTAGGTTTGCGACTGGGTTTTGCTCAGCAAACTTTTTTAAATCTCCATAGATAATATTTCCTAAATTCGTGTTACCTGTTTTTGCGGTAATAAAGAAATTTAGGTCTGATTTTAGTTTTTGCGTTTCTCGGCTCGCATCAATCGTAGCTTTCCCCAAATCAATGACAGCCGACCCAATTTTTTGAATTGCTCCAGCTATTAAATTACCCCCTATGATAGATTGTAATTGATTTCCCATTCCTTGAATACCATTAGAAGCATTGTTTGCCGCATTGCCTACACCATTAAGGCTATTCGACAAATTAGCGGCAGACTGCTGGCTATTGCCTGCGTCAAACCTTGCTCTAAATAGTATATCTGCTACCGTTCTACTCATTTAACATTTACTTTTACAAGTACACGACTCTAAATTAAAATTAAGCCTACCCACGCAACAACTATTTTCTATTCTCTCAAATAGTGAATCTGATGACAATTTGTATAGCTCATACCATTCATTATTAAGTAATTTATTTGGGTCAATTATCCAAACTTTACCGCCAAGAAACAAGCTACTATATTGCCTTACTCCTTCCATTCCTATGCTCGAATATCCTTGTATTCTAATCGTTTCATTGATAGAAGACGATTGAAATAAACAATTATTATTGTCGTAGAAGTTTGCCACAAGTTTGGGCTGCGGTGGATTTACATACGCCAACATTCCGTATCTATGATAATACCCTTGTTTTATATCCACCAAAGGCGCAATATTGTACGGGTTTGGATTGCTTGGATAAGTCCCACTAAAAGAACCCTCCACGCTAAGGCTAACTCCTGCGCAATTTATTACACCCGTTCCAAGTATTGCGGCTGGTGTGCCTAATAGTGTAGGCTGAAAATGTTGGTAAGTGTCCGCCTGGAGTATTACTAACTGTTCCCTTGGATAGTTTTTTGTATAGTGAGGCGTAAAAAGCGTGTCAAGATACGAATCTGTATCTCTTAGTTCAAACTCTAAGAAAAAATCGCAATTTGTCGGAGGTGTAAATAATGGGTTGGTTACATCCTGCCATGCTTGAAAATTATAGTAGGCATAAGAGCCGCCGCCTATATTAGGAGTAAGCGAGCAGGCGAATAAAAAAACGTCCTCCAAATTGTATTGCGCTAATATATTACCGCTCAAATCCCTTACATATACTTGCGACTTTGTGCCATCCACAACGCTTTTACCAAGACCTAAATCATACATCCCCCAAAAAGTTTCATATTCTGAAAATGGGAATTTATACGGACAAATTTCATTGTCGTATATGTATTTGACATTATATGATTCGTTGAATAATATCATTTATCTTCGGTTAATCCTACGTCTTTAATATGTGCCATTTTGATAGGGAATACAACCGTTTTTAGCTTGCAATCTTCTATATCAATGTACTGATAAGTAATTTTTGCGCTATCCTTAGTTGCGTTTGCTTCTACATTTGCTGCATAAATAATGCCGCCGTTCATTAACTCTATTTTCCAAGTTGGCTTGTAAGTTACTTTCGGGCATGGCTCAGTCTGTAATTTTACATTTCGTTCGATGTTTTCGGGAAATTTCCCTAAAATATCTATCTTAGTTTGTATGACTGTTGCTGCGAAGAGAATTGTAGTTAATAATAATGCTTTCATTTTAATTCTTTGCTGTTTTGCTGGTTTGTTCTATATTGCGCTGCCTCTATACGGGCGTTAGTTAAGGCTGTCTGTAAGCTGTCTATTTTGTGCTGCTTTTGCACTTCGATTATTTTTCTTTTTTCATTTTCATTCCAACTACTCCACAATACCCATGCTGCTAAAAGCATGAACATGACTGCCCATGGCCCATGCTTTTTGCCAATATTTGCAAGTGCCGTGAAAAATGCTTCAATTATTTGGGTCATAAATTATTGCGTAAGTGCTTTATTTAAAATTGAGCTTACCAATGCTATGAAAAATGGCATCGGTAGGAATAGAATACTACTTGAATCAAAAGCAATATAAGTACAAATTGGCAATGATAGCCAAAAGGCAAAGCAGTATAGGCAACCTCCAAGAGGCTTGTAAATAATTGCCCAGCCTTGCCCCGCCTCATACTTATCTCTCAATGACATGAGGAAATTTTTGTAAGCAGGAAATAAAGGCGTTTCGTAATCCACGAACTCGCCAACAAAGAAACGGTGAACGCCCATAATCATAGCCGAAATAGCTATTGAAATGAGCATTACATTTTGAATTGAATTAAAAATTAAACCAACTGATTGCATAGCGTCAATTTTAATTTATAGTTTTGTTGAGAAATTAGCGTGTTCGTGTTGTCATAATATTTTATACTCATACATAATTCAACTCTAGCGGGAATGTTGAATTTTTGGAAATCGATTTCTATTTCATCACCAGAAGTAAACGGGCCCAAATTTATACACTGCGCTATTGAATTACCTAAACACACAACCACTACTCCACTATTTGACGCAGTTTCTTTGTATTTTTCGCAAACACATTTGCAGCCTAATTCAATAGCATCTTCACAGCACATATTAACAACATTTTGGAATAGGCAATTCTATACAATCAAGAATGCCTGTATTGAAAGTAGAAAAATAATAACAATCTATTAAGCACACACCATAGTCATCAATTCTGCTAAGAATAGACAATGTAGTGTCTATTTTAAACCCCAAACCCTTTACGCACTCAAATCTTCCCCAGCTTGAGCCTTCTACTACAAATCCTAAGTTTGATAGGATTTTGCATAAATATTCTGCCATGGATTCCGAGTCATAGTTTTTGCCAAAATATAGTATTTTTATGTTTTTCTTTGCATACATAGATGCAACCTTGCCACAATTCCCTATATAAACGTGCGAATCAAACTCGGTACTTGTGCCGTTTAGTACGGCTATATAATTATCATAAGAATCTGAAACAAACGCCGCTGGTTCTTGCAACATTCCATCCGTTTCATAAATTACAAACGGCTCGCCATCTTTTTCAAAAACCTCAAAACTTTGAAGTACATTCATACTCAAAGCCAAAGATACGATGTCTGAAAATTGTTTTATCACGGTTTCAAATACTTATTAATTTCTTCCTTAATTAATTTTGTAGTTCGGTCAATAAAATGGTCTAACTCTTTTTGTGAAGGGCTGCCAATTGTAGCATTAAAATGCTTTTCATTCCATGCTAATTTTTTAGCATTATCTCTTCCTAGTACCACTATTTCGGCATTATCGCCTTGCTTTACTACGGTTGTAATACTTGTTTGCAAATCACCCGTAAACTTCAAATCTACATACGCATTTTGCCTCCCCGCTATATCCCTAATTTCCCAATAACCATTCTTTGCATTAATATATTTTATCTCTCTTGAGGTGTTTCTGCTTACATCAAAATACCTTCCATCTACTTTTCTAACACCCCCTTTTCCTCCTGATGCTTTTTTTGCAGTCCTTAGTACCTTCCCGATGCCTCGCTTATTTGGCATGTCTGCAATGGGAAATGATATAGGTTTTTTTGAATACTCGCCTATATTTGTATCATTGCTATCTAATCCGCTTTTGAAAATTCTATTTTTCATTCTGCCCTCCAATAGCTTTGTATTAGCCAAAATTTGCACGTCGATAATATTCACACGTACAAGATTGCTAATAATTTGCTGAGCCTGTTGAAGGGTATATGTAGCCATTAGATAGAACTTTTAATCTTTGTTTTCCCACAATCCACGCAGCCACATGAAGCCGTATTTCTATACAACCCGAAAAGCGACTCAATCACACCCACAAGTAGCATTTCGCATTCTTGACTAAGATAGGTAATCCGCTCTCTCGACTGCTTTTCTCCATACAATGCAAAAAGCGTAATCCTTGTATTATTAAGCCTCAAAAGTAGTAACTCTTTTTCAAACATTGCTAAAAATAGGAGTTTTACTATTTCTACATTTTGGCAAAGAAAAACATCTATATCACAACCGCATGAAACAATGCAAGAAAAAGGAGAATTACCAGTCTCATTTGTGTATTCAGTAAACTCGCTATCTATCTCCGAAACACTTACTTTTGAGAATGTAGCGCAAGACATATTTACCTTTTTTGCACCACCGCATCCGCAAGAATTACCGTTTACATTTTGGTAGTTCTTTGTAGTCAATGGCTCAGTAAGATAAACAAAAATATCTCTTTCCGACTTTGCATTAATTTGAACGAATGAATCTACGTTTGTTTTTATTTCGGCTGTGTGTGCCGTTGTAATCCATTCGTTATTCTGATAAGTAACCACTGAAAAAGATATTGTTTTTTTTGTGCTTACAATATCTTTTACATTTATTCGTATTCCAACAAGTAAATACGTGCGCAAATCGCAAATAGTGTTAGGGATTACGTGTACTCCTTCCAATTCGTCGCACAGGGTAAAAATAGTATTTAGTGGCAAATTCTCATTTTGCTGCGTATAGCCAAAATTGAACTTTCCGCCTCTTACTTGGAATCTACTTTGTATTGCAGCTTTCATGTAATTGTAGGCTCTATCATGTGCCTTTACGGCTTCTTGATAAGTGCCATTATCGACAACTTTTGACAAGCCATCCCATGAAAAGTTAGGTATATCCGTAATATCGTAAGCGCCCGTGCGAACCAAGGGCTCACACGGATTACTTACAGACACTATGCAATTTTTTGCAGTCATTAATTACTTATATGTAATGGTCGTTGCTGTTGTCGTTTCTTCAAAAATTATTGTTGCGCCACTTCTTTCATAAGCAACCTCATTCCCAAACTCATCTACAAAAGAAACAATTTCATACTTCTTTGCTAATCCATAAGAAGTAGAACCTAATGGAATTTCTTTTGTAAACTCTTTTGGTACTTGACTTACTACCGCTCTTTTTTCCAGCCCTCTGAACTCAGACCCCTGCTCAGTTCCGTTACAAAGCTGTGAAGTAATAGTATATCTACCGCCGCAAGCCAAAGTTACGATAATTTTATTTGGAACTACAAATGTATCAGTTTCTACTCCAGGGGTATAAACCAAGCTACCACCAATTAGAGCAATAGAACCGTAACCAGGATTTTGAGCTAAGATAGCCGCAATAATACCCAACGCCCCGTAGATGTTGGTCATGTCAAAATTGCCGTTAATGTTGCCGCTAATAGAAATAAAAGCGGCAATATCCAAAGTTGCAGTAGTTCCACCAGAGCCAGACACGCAACCGTCAATAGTAGGTGCTCCAAAACAGAAACTATTTGAGCTTGGTGTAGGAACGGGAACATCGCAAGCCTCAGGAGTAGCAGGCAAACATACATTCAACAACCAAATAGGGCTATATGGCAACTCGCAAGAAGTACCTAAGCCATACGGAAAGTCAAGAACTGGGTAGCAAATGAAATTGACAGTTACTACTAATTCTTCGTCTGTATTTGGTTCGCACACGAGTTTTGACTTGATTTTTACGTCCCAGATGACACCATAGCCATCTTGGATAGTAAATGTTTCAACACCTACCCTTCCTTCTGTCTGAATCATGTCAATTCTACGCATAATTGCAGAATAGTCTGGCGTACCTGCTGCGGTGAATCCTAATTGCTCAATAGTTCCACCAAAAAACTGAGCCATACGCTCAGAGTAGAAGAATAAGCGAACAGCCCCGTCCAAGAACATAACCGCATTTTCACCGTTGGCAGGGGTTGGGATGACTTCATTATTAAAATTGTCATCATATAACTCATATCCTTGATACGTTGCGCCGCTTGATGTAATTAAATTACGCATCAAATTAACAGCATCTCCGCCTATGATTTTCTTTCTTTCGTTTTTGAATCCGATAGAATACATAGAGCGGGATATTTGTTGATTCCATTGAGGATTCAAAACCTGAGTAGGACTTGTTGATACCGTGCCGTATGGGTTTACACCGTTGCTAAATCCTCCTGGCAAGGTAGGCGTAGCTGCTGCATACAATTCTCCCAACAAATAAGTGTCAAGAGTTTGTAACGCTCCACGATGTCTTGCGCCTAATTGCTCAGCAGCTCTATCCATGACAGCCTGCAAGGCATCTCCCACACATTCCCAATCGGAACGCTTAAACTCCAATGGTCGGGCAAAAGACACGTGCTTAGACTTATCTACAATTAGCTCCGTCCGTAGTGGCTTGTCAATTCCGCCAGCAGTGGCATCACAAAGGTCGCCCCCCTGATTTCCGCTTTCGCACACAATATAAGGCTTATCGTACCAAACGCTTGTGTGGTTGCCATCTCTATTAGCAACCCTATTGAACAATGCGGCTTGTCGCAAAGCCTGCAAAGTTCCGTAATCAAAATCTGCGACCTTTGCACCAACCCCCCAGCCAGCGGCAAAGAGGTGGCGGCATATTTCACTTAACATATTCTGAATATTTAAAATTTATACTAAAATTAATTTGCCTGTTTTGTTCTACCCATTACAAACTCATATTTTTCTTGTTGGGTCATTTCTTTTTTACCGTCGCCCGCATTTTTGCCCGCATCTACTCTTGTTTCGTTGGGCTTGTCTTGGAACGCCCATTTCACATCCTTCTCAATCACTCCATTGATAACGTCTGAAAGTTCTTTGAAACGTGCCTTTCCCGTTTCGATCACTCTTTCATTATTTTCGTTTATTACATACCATTTGCCATCGGTTGCATCGAAAGATGTTTTTACTTTTGAGATAGCTTCTTTTACTTCTTTCATTACATGACCGACTGGGATGCCTTCTTTTAAGACTTTGCCCAAAGAGTTGTAATAGCCGCTTACATATTGCTCCCTATTTAGCTCGGTCTTGAAATTATCCAGCTCCGATTTAGGGATATATTCAGATTTATACTTAGCGTTTTCAGTTTCTAGGCTGTCTTTTGCAAGTTGTAATTCTGCAATTAGTTTTGCTCTTTCGTTGTCATTGTCAGTTTTGCCAATAGCTTTTACAAGGTCTTTGATTTCCTTTACTTCTGTTTTCGAGATGTGTGGAAATGCTGTTTTTAGCTCGGCTGCTAAGTCATTCAAAGAATTGGCTTTTGCTTCTGTTTTTGCGGATTCTAACTTGGCATTAAATTCCGCCTCAAATTTTGCTTTAGCTGCGTTTTCGATTGAAGGGGTAACGAGCGACTTCATTTTGTCTTCGGCTCTCAATACCAAAGAATCAGCCGTAACATCTTCTTTATCTAAGAATCCATCGGCTAAAACATCCTCGCCCAATACCCTCGATAATAATACTTTTATTTTTTCGTGCATAGTTTTTTAAAATTAACAAGTTGAACATTTTTTATACAAAGCCGCAGCGATAAAAGTATCGTAGGCTTTTTGTGTTTTTGGTTTCATTGCTTCAGTAGATAAGCTCAAAGCCTCTTCCAAAGTTTCTACTAATTCCATTCCTCTCTTTTCGTGTACAGCCTTGAAAGACTTATCTAAGATTGTGAAACTTTGCCCTGCATTATATCTACCAAAATAATACTCATTGCCTTTGTAAATAGGTAAATAAGTCCTTTTTTGTGGCTTTTGCTTTTCCGCTTTTGGTTTTTCAATTACTGGCATTTCGTCAATAATTGGCGTTTCTTTATTTTCGTTTTCCATTTTTAAATGTCGTTGTATGGTATCACTTCATGTAGGCAATTATAGCCGCCTCGAAGTTGTGTGAAATTATTTTTATTTGTGCCTGGATATAAACCGTCAGGATATTTGATAATTAAACCAGGTAAATCGCTATAAAAGTGCGTTTCTGCGTCTGCTAAATGTTTGCATATTGGTCGGCTATCTCTTACAAGTCCACCAACATACAAAAACTTTTCCGCCTCAATCATTCCCTTTACTTGCTCATTGATTGCGCCCCTCGCTTGGAAAACGCTATCTCTCGCTATTTGTCCTGCGTAAGATTTGAATTTCTTAATCTGAACCCCCAAAACATTACCCTGCTGCCCATCTATCCAATCGTTAATGTTTTTGCGTAGCCTTGTAATTGAGATTTCGGATAAAACAGCACGGTTAAGGCTCTGAATAATTGGCGTTTTGCTCCACATTGCATTACCTTTTGAGATTTCCGTATTTGCAGCGTCAAGAAAGGAATTGAATGTACCATTGTCTGGGATTTCAATTCCGTTGTAAGTTCGGTGCAAAGAATAAACGTCATTTTTTACAGAATACAATTTCCCGAAAATATCCATGTAATTAGAGTTTTTCAGAATCCCATTATACTCTTTGTTGATGAAAGAATATAATTTTGTCATATCCTGCGTACTTACCAAATCACCATCCACAATATCCAACTGATTAAGCAGGTCTATGTACATCTTTTCAATCTGTCTATCCAATTTATTAAAAGAAATATCTAGCCTATCTAACTTGTTTTGCACTGACAAATTCTCTACATTAAAGGCTTTCGCCATCGCTGACAGTTTTGTTTGCTTTGCCATTAACTCATTTGTTTTGCAGAATCAAACACACGTTTTTGTAAGTTTGTGATTGTTTCCGCTGTGAATTTATCAATACCAATTTCTGCAATTAGATTATTAATCAGATAGTCGTTATACAATGTCGCTACACTTTGCCAACTTGTCATCAAGCCCGTAGAAACAAGCTGCACCAAGGTCTTGATATCAGAATTGGCAAAAGTTGTAAGTTTTCTTAGTTCGGATTTCTTTTTCTCAAAATCGGAAACTATTATCTTATCTTCTAACTCTTGGATAATTGACTGACTAACTCCTGCGGCTTTTGCATCGGCTATCAGTGCGATTAGTTCGGCGTTGCTTATTTGCTCATAAGGTGTATAAAAAATGTCGGACGTGTCGCCAAGTTCGTACATTGTTTCCCCTTTTGCATTTACAAAAGTCGCTCTACTTACCCCAGCTACAAATTTTGCAAAACTCAATAATCTGTCGCCTATTGAATTGATAAAATCTACGTACTTATCCCTATCCAGCTTTTTTGATTCTGCTGTTTCTGCTCCTGCTTTATTGTCATCGTTCAAATGAAAATTTCTCTTCATGTTCAAACGAGCTGACTCTAAATCGGTGGTTTTTGCACCGTAAAAAGACGAATCAGGACTTTTGAAATTTACACCCGCTGGTGCTGGCTTTTCGCCGTCTTTTTCGTAGCCGCTTGCAAGTGAAACAAATCTCATTTGAGAGTATCCGTGTTTGTGCCCTTCTCCATGGCAAGCGTTACACGTATTGCCCTCACTGTCTTTTCCTGCTCCAAAACAAATATCGCACTCGGTTTGAATTTCTTCCTTAACTGTATTTAATCTACTCTTTTCAAACATTACATTTGAATAGGTAATAATAAACTCAATCGAAGAATCCACAGCTAAGGCATAGGGATAAAAGTCTTTTTGGTCTTTCGTAATTTCTGCGTAACAGAATTTAGGAATAAACCCGTATTTGTTTTCGGTGATGTATTTCATGCCTTCGACGATATAGCTAAAACTATCCTTAGAAACTGATATTTCTATTCCACCGTCTTTAACTACAATAGAATGTTTTTCGTCTATTTCTTTGTACTTAAAGTCAAATACATCAAAGAACTTAAAGCCGCCTTTATACCCTAAAGTTTCATTTGCCGCAATATACAAGCATATTCCGCTTGGGTTTTTTGTGAAGAAATTGAAAGCCTCTTTTGTCAATTCCTTGTGTTCCCCAAAATTTTCGCCTCTGAAAATATTTGCAGAATCTCTCAAAACTGCCTTGCGAAAAGTGTCGCTTGGCTCAAAAGGGTGCAATCTTTTACGCATTTTGCGCTCCTCGGGGCTTTCGTGTGGATAGATAGCAAGAATGTATTCGTAATAAATTACTGCATTCCTATAAGCCTCATCGTCTGCGTAAATAATTGTATCAGGGCAATCTCTCGGGTCATAGCGTTCTAATAGCATAGAATGTTGAACATCCATGCTATTTTGAATCAACTTTCTTGAGAGATTGCCACTAACTACCATTTATTTTTTATTGTGCAAATGCTGCGTTAAGAATATCACTACCTAATGTACTAAGATTGGTCCACTGTCTAAAGCCTGCGCCTGTAAGAAATTGGTTATTGCCCATGGTTACACTAACTTGGTACTTTGTAATCAAATTAGGCACAGCACCAGCAGGATTTAAACGAGTAACTTCTACTTGTGCGTAGATAATTGACTCTGCCCATGTAGCCTTTTCCTCTCTTTTGTGAGCGATGTACAAATTACCCTCACAATCCACATAGCCAATAGCATGAGTGCGGTACTGATTGATTAGGTCATACCATGCAGTTTGCGCTTGCGCTCCAGAGTCATCCGCATCCTGCCAATCTGCGTTAAGATTAGCGTAGGCGTTACTCTGAAAATCTGCGTTCCATTGTTGTGTAAATGTGAAACTTTCGCCTGTGGTTTTGGTGCTTTCTCCCATACATCCTATTGCAGGAATTGTAGTTGTTGTGGGAGAAACGGAAACTGGGTCAGGGCTTGGCTGTAAAATAATCATGAATTTTCCAGCTAAAGCCTCTTCTAAAAAGTCTTTCTTTTCGGTTTCTGTTGCCACAATTGGGGCTGTGGGATTCCAAGGCGTGTATTTTGCTGGCGGAACTACGTCGCCGCTTTGAAAAAAAGGACACGGAATTAGAAACCAGCGATTAGGCTCAAAGTTTGGGATGTAATTTACACACCCAATGCCTGGCTCAAATAGCCCTGTTGTTTCATCGCAGGCTGTACATAAGAAACTACTCATTGTATTTTAAATTATTGATTATCACTTTGAACGTAAATAGATTACAAATATCTATTCAATGTCATCTATTTGCTATACTATTTGCGATAAGTGTAATATTTAAAAAACGGCTGCACATCGCTGCGTAGCCGTTCCCATACATAAAACTCGAATAAAAACTTACTTAGGTCGGAATTGTAGGATTATCAACGGTAAAATAGTACACCGTTTGAGTTATTCTATTATTATCATAATTCAAAGCCTGCACAGCTTGAAATACAAAACTTTTATTTTGCGCCTCGATACCTGCAACAAATGCTGAAAATAGTGAATCGTATTCAGCAGGGTCTGCGGCTTCTATGGTGATACATTGTATAGGCATAATTTTACTTTATTAATTGTTTGACTTGCAAATATAACGCTTTTTCCCTTTCATTCTCCAAAGAAAAAGATTTGTAGTAGTAATGCGACTTATAGGGTTTTACTCCTATGATTTGCGCTATCTCAATATTTGGATAGCCGTGTTCGTATAGATGTCGTGCGATTGCCTTTCGCATTTTCACAATATCTTCATGTTCGAGCAATTTATCAAAAACGCTTTCATCTTTTACCGCTTTTTTCTTTTTGCTTATCCTTAGCTGTAATTTTATGCAGGGGCTTGTTTTGTTGAATTTGTGAACCTGCATTTCTATTTCTTGTATTTCTTTCATTGTTTTTGCGCTTCTAAGATTTTTTTCTTTGCATTGAGTTTTAATATGAATGAAATGTAAGGCTGTTTTTTTGCTACCTCATAATCTATCCCCAGCACCTCACAACATTCATAAATTTTATCCATTTCATTCAAAATAGCTACAATAGGACTTTTTGGGGTTGGGTCAAAAGTATTTCCTGTTGAATTATCTTTTGAAGGGCTTCGGTTTGTAATTCTTTGGACGGTTTGTAAAGTTTCAGAAATCTTTTGCCGCAAAAAAAAACAGCGTCAATATCAGTAAGTAGAATTGATGTTTTCTTTTTTGCCTCATACAGATTCCAATCTGTAATACTTTCGTTTTCGCCAACCAGAAAACAAGTCATTGAGGAAATAAAGGTATCTGTGTTCATCATTCCTCGCCTTGTCTGCAAATTTGCTACAAATCCCTTTATATCTTCTACTGTGTTTTCGGGTTTTTTCCCCTTATCAGTACACATTCTATACATCATGTCTAAGGCTGCATCTAATTGAATAGAAGTAAGACCGCTTTCAATTATTTGCATACCGTTAATGTACTCCTGTTGCCTCTCTAATGTCATTTTGTCGGGAGGGATAAGATAGAAGTAATGCGGCACACCTCCAAGTGTAATTTCAATGTCTGGCTTTTTTTTCAGTTCAAAATGAATCGGTTTTTCTTGCTTGTCTTGGCTCATCTGTTTTTATCAAGTTTTCTATGATTGTGCTTATTGATTTTTGCGCCCGTGTAAAGTCCGCATCTCTTACCATTACAAAAGGCGGCATTTTTATTTTTAGTTCGTTTTCGCCTGTATTATCAACTTCGGAATAGCAAATTACCCAAAGTTCATCTACGATTGTGATGTAAAGGAATAAATCTGTTTTGCCGATTCGTATTGATTATTTTAGCATTTTAGAACTTATATTCTTTCTCTATTCGTTTCAAGCAATCTAAAGGCGTTTCGTCTTTGTTGATTGTGCAGGAAAATCCAGTCGTGCCACCCTTATAGCCACCCTTGCCGCTGCCAACCTCCTCACTAAACTCTACGTGCAATTGTCTTGTAATCTGAGCAAATAAAGAAGTCCATTTTGCGCCTCTTGGTCTGTGTTCAACTTCTTTTACGCTTATAGTTGCGACTAAATCTGTGTTATCATAACTATCCCTAAAAGGGTGCGGTTCTTTCCATTTGATTCTATTAAGCCATTTATAACTCCCTTCCGTATCCTCTTCAGTCCATTTTAGCTGCTTTTTAGGGGTTTCTTCAAACCATGTACCGTACGCTAATAAGGTGGAAGTCCGCACCCATTCTAATGACCAAGGCATATATATTGTTTTCCATGTTCGCCCTCCTGAGAAATTCCCGCCCCCACCTGTATAAATCCATATAATATCGTCGTGATAATGAAAACCCCAGTTGGCACTTTCTGAATCTTGAATACCCGTATGTATAGGCAAATTTACACGCATTTTACCCCAACCCAAAAACAGAAAGGGAAATAAAATCAAAGCCCACAAAGAGAAATAACCTAAAATTGGCAATAAAACCAACACGGCTATTTGAGTTACGCTTATATGCAGTACGGGTCTTTCATCAAAATACCCTGCTTTTTCTACGTACAAGCTACTGTTGAATTTTGGATAGAATTTTACCCATGTAAAATTGTAAGATTCTTCTACTAAATACTTTTTCATTTTTTGTTTATGTATTAATTTTTTGAAAGTTTTTTAAATTCCTCAATATCAGATTTTATTTTCTCAATGTACCATTTTGGCACAACCGTAGCGTCAATATTTAGCACTATAATTTCCTGCTTTTGGATTTTATCAAAGTGCATTTTATTGCTACACGTTACGCATTGGGTTTCCCCTTGCTTTTCTTTGTGCGGGTTTGATGTTTTGATTTTGCCGCAATCTGCACATAGTTTTAGTTCGCTCATTGGCTGCATTGTGTTTATTTGCTTGCTTAAATAGTTAGTAGATTTCCATGCTTATTTTAGCATATTATGACAAATTACCGAATTGCTTTCTTTCGGCTGCGGCTTTATCTTCTGCACTCAAATCACCCTCCTTTACAGCCGTGCCATTTACGAGTGTTGTTTTTCTGCTGCTGATTTTTTCAACCGCTAAGTCCAGGGCTTTTTGAGGATTGAATTGTGGCGCAAGTATTTGGCACATAGAAAACAAGTGATATATATTATTAATATCAAATAGACTAATAGCCTCCTCGGATGCCATTATGCCTAACTTTGCAATCATGCTAAGACCTGACACATCTTTTAAATCAGATATTTTTAAGTCGGTTAATTCAGCCCCCTTTTGCTCGCAATATATTACCATCGTTACGATAATATCACCAAATTCAAGATAAGCCTTTTCAAGATTACCCTTATTGATTTCATCCAAAAACTCCATACATTCAGATGCAAGTTTTTGAAATTGTTTGTCGGTCTTAGGCTTTTCGCCTAATAGCCCTCGTTCTTCTGCCCATGCAAGGCATTTTGTTGTATCAAGTTTCATGTGTTTTATTCGTTTTATGTAAGCTACTTTGCAATTATTCCAATTAGTTTTTCTACGACTTCGGGAGAAAGGTTGTCGATAGCGGGAATCTCAAGTTTATTTACACTATCATTCACTTGTCTATTTACAAAGTCGGGATTTGTAATATCATTTGTATTACTAAGTGCGTAGAATACCGCTGCTGCATTTGGGGGAACGTGCTTTGTAGTTTTTTTCTTTTTTATCTCTACCCAATTCCTACCCTGTTTTTCGTATTCAATAACCTCCTCATCATAATCGTAGCCCGTTATTAACTTAGTATGCAAAACCCTTCTTCCGTCATCCCTAAGTTCTTGCTTATATAATTCACTTGACTCTCTCTGAGCCTCTTTGTAAATTAGTTCAAGTTCTTCATTATTTAACATCCACTCTCTGAACGTTCTATGTGCTATTCCTGCGCCCTTACAGCAGCTTGCAATGGTTTTCCCTAATGCGTAATTTTCGCATATCTGTATAACCTTTTCTTTCTTCTCTTCAAAAGAATGTTTTCTTTGTGCTTTGTCTTTTCCTCCTGCCATAATCTAATCATTTGGATAGGCTTGTATAGCCCGTAAAAATATGTGATAATACTTTTCTATATTTTTTGCAGAAACATCTACTTTTAGTTTCGGGTTTCTTGTTTTAGTGAAAAAATATTCTCTATTTATCATTTTTGATTATATAATATTTAAAGACTTTTTCTAATTGCGTTTCGTCTTTTATTTTATTCCTGTATTTACGCACGCCAATCTTTTTATCACCTCCCCAAACATCTTCTTCGTAGAAAGGCTCTTCTTCCCAGTCGTCTGGCAAAGCCTCTTCAATTACATCAATGTAGAAAGTCTTAGGGGCAAATGGAAATTTAATAAATTGCGTACTTTTTACTCCATTAACCGTTCCTGTGAATGCATTTCCCCTTTCATCTTTCCAGACAATCGCACGAATATAGTACGCTTCGTTGCCTTTGTTTTTGAATACAGATGAAAGTCGAATATTTTGCCATGTAGGCTTGTTTGAATACTCGGACATATCATCCCATTCGCTATCTTCTCCTGTAATTGGGCTTAGTGGCTCAAAAGAGAGTAGCTTTTTTGCTGCGCTTGCTATTGCAGAAATTGCGAATCGGGCAGACGCTCCGCTATGACCGCTATTTTGCATATCTTCGCATAAGGCTATAAGCCCGTTGTGGAAGTCGTAAAGGATATTGCCGCCACTTTTCTCTGAATACTTGCTTAAAATTTCAAGTTCTTGTTTTGCGTGTTGTACCAAATTCATAATATTATACAATTAGCCTTTACATTGCGAGGTTTTAAGTCTTCTTAATTAAATCATACTCTTCCTTCGGTATATTTGCATAAAGGCATTCAAATTGCGCCTCCAAATCATTCTCATTCCAACCGTATTTTCTTAGTTGCGTAAATATCCAGTCTTGCGTTTTTTTATACACTTCTTGATAGCTCACCTTGTCGCCAATTTCTGCTGTATGTTTTGGCGTTTTTACAAAAACCTTATCTATGCCTAATTCGATTTCTTGGATATTTACTACTCCAATTTCCTTAAAAATCCTTTTTCTGATAATGTCATGTCGAATATAATCATTCTCCTGTATTTCATCGCCAAAAAAGAATCGCTCCATTTTTTCGGGAATGCTCGAATTGTGCTTGCTAATTTTGCTTACCAATTCGTGAAACTTCTTATTTATTTCTGGGTCAATCTTTGGCGAAAACTCCACTACAATTTCCTCACAAATATTCACACGTTTTTTGAGATACGTTTCGCCTTGCTTAGATGTTGGCAGTAGTCCAACTTTACCCGTCCTTTCGTTTACTACAATTTTGAATGTGTGTTTCATTTGCGATTACTATGCGTTTGGTAGTTCTACATTTTTATCCAGTATCATAAATCTATCCTTTACTTTTTCATAGTCAAGCGCAATTAATAGATTTAATCTCAATTCTTTTGACTGCCAAAAAAAAGAATTTTCATTTCCGTAGTCTGTATGCTCACCAATAGCAATAAGTTCTTCATTTAAGAAATATGCCGCAATCCCTGTAAAAGGGAAATCGTCATCATCACAATCCACGCTCCCACTAATTATATACGCTTTTAAAGAATCGGGGCAATAATCATAAAACCCCAAACTCTCGCAAATCTTAAACGGGCTTATTTCATTCCCAATAGACTTGTCTATATTTTCAATCGCTTTGCTTAGTTTCATAAAACAGTTTTTTGATATTGTGTAAAAACTTTGTAAACCCTACTTTTTCGCCCTTATCATTTTCTGCCTCACTTCTGCCTCTGATAAGCCATAAATTAATTACATCGTACGGCTGTTTTAGGCTGCTAATCAATACCGTTTTCTCCTCAAGTGGAATCGACATCTTATCAATGTCGCTGCCAAGTTTTGAAAGAGTGGCTAATATTTCGCAGCCTTTTGTGTAGTCGGTGGATTTCATTTGACTATATTTTAGCGCAAGCGGGAACTAACGAAGCCCTTCTTATCTCCGATAGCCCAGAGATACGCATTACAATTATGCTTCACTTGCTTATTTCATTTGACTATTGTAATTGTATCTGTGATTGTTTTACTTTTCTGGCTGTGTAAAATCCTTTCATTTGCACCAATGATAATAACCAGCCAAAACAATAAAAGAACTATTCCTAATCCCCAAATAAAAATCATTATTTTTTCAAACGTGGTAAACATACTCATAACTTCATGTAATTATCAATTATCTCTATTGCCATATCCAAAGTCCAAGCAAATTCTGCTTTATATCCTTTTTCTCTTAGCTTTTCCATGCTTTCCGCCTGCTCCTTTACGTGTTTATTTGCTTTTAGCACAGTAGGCTTTTTTTGATAGAACGGGCTTTCTTTTTTAAGTTCAATATAAAGCCCGTGAAAACTGCCTTTTGGCTCATTGATAAACATATCTGGGTCTTTGTACCCTCGTTTCTGAATAGCCTTATTTCTTGCGCCTTGCTTTTCGTTTAAGTCCACATGGTTCATAAAATCACTACGAAAGAAAACTTTTGGATACTGAAAGGAAATATACCTACAAAATGCTTTCTGTATTTGGTATTCGATTTGTGATTTTGGCATTACATATTTTCTTTATCCCCCACATATCCCAAAATATTAAGATTTTTATCAAATATAAATTGAGGGCTGCAAGATTTCCATAATTCTTTTTCTTTTTCTTCTGGGGTTTTATCCAATACGATTGGCTTACTTTCTTTTATTTCCCCTAATGCTTGCTTTTTATTCTCGCATCCAGAAAGGTTTGGCATAAAATTACTACACATATATTTTAGTCTTTAACTTTTACAATAATCATTCTTTCTAACACTTTGCCCTTATGCACAAGTGTAGCTAATTTCCTACCCCTCCTTACCCATCTGTATTCCTTATCTTCGGGCTGAGGTTCTTTCATGTATTCGTCAATCACAAAAATACACTCGTTTAGTTCTAATGTATCAGATACAGGCAACTCTCCATGCACAGACCTTACAACTACCTTATACATTACTTTAAAATAAAATATATATTAATAATAGTCATTACCCACATTGCTACTTCTCCAGCATCTTTCCCAAACGAATTAGAAATAAACATATTTGCAATAATTGAAAGCGCAATCATAATTAGCACTTTTATTGTTCTATTGTTTCTCATTCTTCGCCCTCTTCTTTAATTGTTTCTGGGTTTGTCGGCTCTACCCAGAAATACATCATTTCTAATTCACACATCTTGCAAATAGGTTAAATCGTATATATTTTGTAACTCAAATATTTTGTTTCTTAAACTTTCAAATTTATCCTGGTCTTTGCTTTTATTGCGCTTTGCTAAATTCAAAGCATCGGTTTTCAGTTCTGCAATAATTTGAAAGTCTTTAAATCTTTGTACCTGAACCCCTCCCATGTCTTTAAGGTATGGGAACTCGTTATCCCAGTCCCCATCCTTAAAGCGTTTTTCTACTGACTGCTGTGCCGTTTTTAGCCTTTCTTCTCCAAAATCAACATCTTTTTTATTTTTCATTTTATCTCGTAAATATTCAGAAATTTGTCATATTTTACTATAACCGTGTCGCCTACTTCTTTCTTAAAATACAAATTAGGTCTTACATAAATACCCACTTTATTATCAGTAGAATCTTTCAATACCACAATAAAATTACCATACCTATCATTTGGTACAATAATTTTATTATCTATCACAGCCTTGTAAGTTGTGCAAGACGACAAAAACAAAACTATTAAAATCGTAAATATCTTTTTCATATTTATGCAAAAAAGCGTGTTAATATCCTTTGGATAAGTAATAATAAACCTCACTACTTTATGTGTAGCTGATTTTGTTCTATTCTTATCGTTATCTGTTTTTCTCATTTTAAAAAAGGGGTTTTTACGCCCCTAATTACACACACAAATACAAAGTTTTACACACTGCAAATATACATAAACATATTTGTAAAATCAAAATATTTCAAAAATATTTGAAATTAAAAAACAGTAATCGGGAATTTTTGATAGTCTATTGTGTTTTGGTCTTTTATTTTTACCACTATCATTTCTTTTTGCCATCCAGTCATATTTCTAGCCTCAAATACAAGCGGCTCTTCTCCAAGTTTTAGTGAACTATGTACGTGTATAAATGCACGCACGCACATTCCTCTTGCAGATTTTGCTCGCTCAAGCCCCCTTTCAATCTCTTCTTGTTTTCTTACGCAATAATTATACTTTTCATCTATTTGCTGAATTAGTTCTTTTGTGCTTTCTGGCTCATTGTGAATAATATCAGAAATACCAGAATAGGAATATCCCGTTCTTTCGAGTAGGGTTTGCGGTTGTTCTTCCTGCTCCTCTTCTGGTGTTTCTTGCATTGGGGAATCTGCAATATCTGAATAGTGATTAGTAAATCTCACAATAGCTGCGCCCCAAAAATCCCATTGACCATTAATACATATCATTGAGGCAGAATTGCCTTCTGATTTTATTTTAGGCAACGACAAGCAAGGAATGGACAGCCTTACTGAATTTACAATAAAGTCAAAATGCTTGTTATTTGAGGAATTGTACAAGTGTTCGCCCTTGTACTCAATTTCACATGTTTCAATTTCGCACTCCCTTAGGAATACACTCAAGGCTTCAAACGCCCGTAGTTCTGCTAATTCAATTTTCATGTTTTGTTTTATGTATGGTTAAAAATAAATATTGCGTAATTACTCCGACTATTCGGGTATTGCCGCAACTGCTATGTATAGCGGGCTGCGGCAATACTGATATTGGTAGAAGTTAGTCCTCAAATTTGTAAACCTGCTTAATAGATTCTATCCAATCATTCCTGTCAAATTCTACTTGGGCAATCATTAACTTTGCAATTTGTTTATAATCAATTTCGCCAGAAAAATAATGCGCTCTATCAAATAACTTATTATTCATTACACAAAAACATTTATCATCAGCTACTTTTTGTATCACATACACAACTTTTTCTTGCGTGTGTGGGTGTGGAACGGTACAAAGTTTTATCATACGGCTTTCTTTTCCGTTATCAACACGAGTTATATTTGTCATATCCTCAAGCATTGATAGTTCTTCAAATGTTAATTTTTTCATATAAATAATTAAAAATTCTACCAATATTGAGGTTGCCGCCAAAAAGCAATGCGGCAACCTCTTACGCATTATAGGTTACTTTAAAAGAAAAGCCCTAACCGCACAATCTTTTGCTTCTAAGATTAAACGATACTGTAAATCGCTTTTAAATTTGCAATTTCGTGCAATTTCTAATTTTAAAAGGCAAGCATCTTTTTCAAAATTGCTTGGCAATAAATCATCTATCTCACTAATAAAATCTAAAAAAGACCTTTTAGTTATCTCATTTACAAAATCGCTAAACGGTTTAGAAATTTTTTGCAAATGAGCTGGCAAATGCGAATAAGTAAAAAACTGAAGTAATTGAGACATAAAAATATTTATTAAAGTTGTAAAAAAATAAAGCCTATAATGTAGCCATGCTGCCGACAAATTAATGAAGAAAATCAGCGGCAGCATAGCACGCATTGCGCAAAATTAAAAATCAAATGAAAGTACTTGAATTGGCAAAAGAGAATATATTTCGAAATCGCCCTCTGGGAATACTTCTGAATTAAGCATTTCTAACACCTGTTCTAACTCTTCGCCATGGTAAAATGGGTTTTCTAATTTAACAAATACGTCGACCTGACCATAGCCATGAACTTCATGATTATCAGGAGGTGTAATAACTTTAAATATAGCCTTAAAATAATGTTTCATAAATAAATAAAATCGCTCAACATTGATACTACCGATAAGCCTGCACGGTGCCAACCTCAACCGAAACGCCATGCAGCCAGCTCGGCAGTATCTAAACCATTATCATAAAACTAAAACTTCTTCTCCGCAAACAAGCGACTCTCTTCAATACCAACAATAAAACTAAAAAGCCCTATATTTCGCTTTCTCATTATCAATAAACACAGCTAACGGCTCAGAGTCAGTAAGCCCGTATCGACGAACATGGATTTGAAATTTTGCCGAAAATTGCCCTACTGATTTTGATTCTACTTGCTCAGTAATTGCAAGCCCTGTTGATAATTGCTTTGTCATACAAATCAAAGTTTTATGTAAATTTGAAAATACGGTAAGACTACCGCCAAAATTAAGTAAATAAATAACACTACTATAAAGGCTTTCAAATGTTCTATTAAATCCTCGTCGTGATGAAATATCACTCGGAATAAAGCCGTAATAATAAGTATGTAGATAAAAGTTTCCATCTTAATAATTTTCTAAAAAGTACTTTTCAATTACTCCAAATACTTCAAATATTTTTGTATCTTTTTCGACTACAAACTGTGTGCATTTTGCGCCTTTCTTTCTCATTTCCCTATTTACATAGCTAAGAAAATGCCAGTAATCGCACCTACAAACGTACATACATAATTGAACTTGTGCGTAGTAATCGAATTTTCTTGCCCTTAATTCGCTACCTTCTTTGATTCCATGCAACTCAGTATAACCATTTACCGACTGAGGGCATTTTATCTCTAAACCAGAAAGAATATTCTCATCAAAATCAATCTGCAAATAATCGGGAGAAATTCCGAACAGTTCGCCACTATCTACAAAGCCAACCTTAAGCCAATCAATACCGCAGTTATTTTGCTTGCAAAACCATTCTCTTGCTTCTGGCTCATATTGCCTACCTTCTTTCATCTGCCACGTATCAACACTTCCAAAGATACTGCTTAGGCTTATATCGTTTTTTAGCTCGTAGGCTGTTTTACGATATAAGCCCTGTGCGGTTTCACTTTTTGATAGTTTTAGTTCCTTAGGCGTTATTAGACTGTGTACGGGACTTCCTGTAATTTTCCCAGCCCTTGCCTTGTGCCATTCTTCGCTTCCTTGAATAAGGTCATAATGAATTTTCATGTGGGTAGATTTTTGAGATATGAGCCTCAAGCATTTTCAAGTCTTCGGTGGAATCTACTCCACGCTCTTTGTACTTAGCTTCTATTTTATTTATAGCATCCACACCCTCAAGCCTTCCCTTCGCAACCTCTTCCTTGAAAAACTTACGCATATCCGCTTTTTCTTCGGCTGTAAATTCTTTTTTTACCTCTGGCATACTTTCTGGCGGAGTTGAGGCATCTTCATCTATCAACTCTTTTGTAGGGATAGAAAACGCTTGCATCATTGCGTACTTAAATGCAGCACTTTGAGCCTTGTTTGTAGATTTGTCAGCCATATCCATAGCCTCCCCCTCTGTAATTGTCTCTACGCTACTGCCGTCTGTTGTATAAAATGTAAACTTAACTCGTAGGACTACATGATACATTGCTACTCCATTTTTAGTAACCCTATCGGTTGAAACTCTGCTAAGCACAGTCGGCAAAGCAAAGACACTATTTTTTACAAGTGAGTTATGAAGTGCATTATACACATCGTCTATACCTCTAAAATTATAGCCTTGCTGCGTATTTACTTTGTCTTTGCTAATGTGCCCTACTGAACTCATTACAGCACTCATGGCTGCATAGATTTTAGGCGTATTTGATTCGATTTGATTTGCCATTTGTGTAAAATTGTGTGTAAAAATTATTTTAGTAGTTCGGGGTTTTCGTGGATATTTCCAATTACTTCGCAAATCTCTAAATTCGCCATGTATAAGAGAATGAATGAGGTATTTTCTGAAAACTCATAGCCGTTTTCTTTGTCGGTACATAAAACAAAGGCGCAATAAGAATCTACATATCTGACCACGCCCGATACGGCAGAATTTTTCACAATATCGCCTTCGTAAATCTCTTTGTCGTTACAGTCTTTTCGCCCTGTAAGCTGCCCCTCAGTTCCTTTGATTATATCAAAATGGCGAAGGTTTTCGCATTTATTCTCTATATCAAATGGTCGCCTTGAGCCAAATATAAAAGCCTCTACTGCAAAGTCCTTGTGTGCATCTGTATCAAAAACCAAATAACCAAATCGCCATGTATTATCTAATACAGACAATCCTCTGAACTTAAACTCTCTTTGTGCCATTGTGTGTGTAAAAAACTATTCTCTCGCCCTAATAAATAAAGCAGAAAATATAAGTGATAAAAATAAAATTAGTGCAAAGATTTTCATAAAACAGCCTTTTCGATAATATCTTGCTCAGTCAATGTTTTAATATCGTGAGCCTCATTAAACTTTTTCTCAAACAACATCTTGATAAACATCTTTGCACTATCCATTCCACCCATGTTCAAAATGTGCTTTTTTGGAATAGACAAAGACAAGGTTTCCAATTTATCTAATGGATTGATTTGTTTTTTTCCTGAACCTGGTCTTTTGCCGCCACTTCTTTTTTCTGTTCCGTCTTTTTTTAATTTTAGTTTCATTTTTTGTTTTCTTTTTTGTAGGCATCAAACCCACACCAAATAGTGTAGATTGCGCCAATGATAAATAATATTACTGCTCCCATTGTGTGTATAATCTAAGTATTAAGAAATAAAACCCTCGTATCAGCCGCTTTCGAGAATATTATTAAGCGTCCAGACTTTCTCCTAACTTTCGTTTTCTTTCGGGGATTTGCGACTTATACCCTTACTTCGGAAATTTTGTGCTACTAAACTTTTTCAAGAACCTTGCACTGTGGTTTTGCCTTACTACTATTTAGTAGTTGGGTGAGAATGGCAGGACTCGAACCTGCGACCTATTTAATAACATTTTTTGCATTCACCTACTTTCGGTATTTAGCCTCAATACCTAATAATAAATTTCAACTTAAAATGCTTGTAACTTTCTTAGTGCGGTATTAGCTCTTACGCATTAATACTTATTACTAAATTGCTCTACCCATCTGAGCTACATTCTCTTTGTGATTAAATATTTATACAAAGGTACGGATTATTTTGATAAAAACAAACTTTTTCATAATTTTTTCAAAATAAATGTAAAAAAATAAACCGCATTATTCGTGCGGTTTATTTTGTGGTTTTTGGAATCAATCAAACCCTAATATTTAGCCGAACATTTGGCTTATTTGTATTGGTAGGGTTGATATTTTTGTTTTTGTAATTATAGGTAATTAAATCGTTCGCCTTGAAATAATTTAGCGATAATGATTTGATGCCCATAAAGTGAAGATTTGCCGAACTTGAAATTTTGCTCAGTACAGAAACGGGGTTTTCGTTTTCTGTGATAAATTTGCAAGTGCCGTGAGTTTCTGAAAATAAATAGATGATTTGCTTTTCTTGATGGACTGCAATTTCCGTTCGGTCTTTCTGGTAAGGATTTGATGCCGCTAAATTATGAGGGCTGCCCATAAATAGGGCAAACATTGTGAATAAGAGTGAAAAAATGAAACGTTTCATGTTTTTGTAAGAAAAATGTGAAGGATTGCTTTAAATAAAGACTTTTGATATAATGAGATGCAAATATAAAAATATTTTTTCAAATACAAATCAAAAATTATTTTAATTATTGATTTTCTCCAATTTTAACCTTAAAATCTTTGCAAGTGCTAAAATATGACGTTCCGAAATACTGAACCATTCCCGTCTTACCCATTCTTTTCTCAGGAGAAAATGCGCCTTCTCTTCAATTGTGCGGTCTTTTATTTCGGCTATGTAAAGCGGCTTAAATTCATGGTGCAAATATTCCTTGTTCCCGTCATATTTTACATTCTGCATTCTCGTGTGCGGCTTATCGCTTGAGCCTACTTTTACGTAGCCTGTTGTTTGGTTTTGCAGGAAATAGATGTAAGTTTTCATAGTTCTTCAAATTTACTGCAACCTGGTTGCTTTGATTTTACCTTTTTGTGCTTATTTCCTGCCACTCCTTTTTGAAGAGTGCAATAAATTAGGGAATTATTGTAATAATTCCTGCCTTGAAATTTGCATTTTCCGCAGGTACTTATTGGTTTTGGCTCTTCGGGCTTTTCGTTTGGGATAGGCTCGAAATCGAATAGTTTTAGTTCCATGGTTACAATTATATTCTTTTGAGGTCAAACGCCTTATTTAAAAAGTTCTCTCCATTTGCTACTGTCGCTATATTCGTCTATTGAATCAAATAGTTTTTTTCTCCTTTCTTCTCCAATTTTAGCCAACTGTTCTGCATAAAACTTGTCGTAAAATTCATTTTGTTTTGCAAAGTATTTAGCAGGAAAAAGAAACTCATATTCGCTTTGCTTTCTATTTTCTATGTAGCAAGTAGCAAGCTGTAAATATTGCGGTGTTGCTCCGAACTTAAACATCTGCACTATTTTAGGAAATGCAGCCTTGCACCACCATAAGCCCAAAAATTCATTTTCTATATCTTTTGGGTTGTCGGCTATAATAATCTGGTCCCGTTTCTTTGCAAAAATCCACAAATGTCTTTCTCCTTCGATTGTCGGGCAAATAGGCGCAATGAAATTTATATCAAATCTCATATAATCGACTAACTGACTATCCAAGTATCTAAGTGCGTAGTTTTGCGCCTCTGGGTCGCTTTTGTTGAAATTCTTTCTCATGGCTAAAACTTGTTTTCGTAGTAACCGCCTGCAATATTTAAAACCTTTTCATTTTCGCAGTACATTACCCTATCATAATCGAACCGCATAGGGAACGCAAGAGATGCGTCGTTATTCTTGTACTTACTAACATAAAGCATAGCCTTTACGTACCTTGGGGTATTTCCTAATTTTAGCCTTGAATCTAATTTCTCGTAGATGCAAGTATGTACAATTGTAACCGCATTTTGTCGCTGAACGCTTGGGAATTTCAAAAAGCTATCTTTCGGCACATAGCTAAAAATGTCATCGGGCAAATACTCATTCCAGCTTGCATTGTACTGAGATACTACAAATATAGTTGCACCCGTTTCAAATGAAAACTCATTTAGCATTGCATAGCATTGTGCCGTTCCTTCGTTGCTATCTACCATCAAACGACCTACTTTCATTTTCTGAATGTAGTCAAGATGTAAAGCCCAAACAGAAGGACAACCGCATTCATTCCAAAACACTCTAGCCTTTGCAAGGATTTGTTCTAATTGTGAATGTTGATAGGTTTTTACGTGAGTGCCTATTGTTTCGGCTAACTCCATTTCGTACTTAATCGCACGCTCTAATAACTCCTTTCTTACAAGCTCATGCTCATTTGCGTAGTCTTGCAATAAGTCCCGTTTACTTGTATTTGCCCTTTTAGCCACTAAGGACTTAGCAAAATCAAACCTTCCTACTTCTGTTGTGGCTGCAAAATGAAATACCGTAGGATTAGCTAAAATAAACGATTCTACTAATGTACTTTTTCCCGTACCATCAACACCAGCAAATAAATTGAAAGTTCCCCTACCCATTGCATAGCCGCCAAACTCTAAATCTAAATCCTCAATTCCACTTGGTAAAACTGTGTAAGACTTTTCTCCATTTTGCTGCATTACTATTAGTTCGTTGTACGTGTCTTTTAGCCATATAGCGTCGTGTTTATTGCCTCCTGTGCCTTTTGATACGGCACGCAATAAATGTTCCTGTGCAGCCTGCATATTGCCCTTTTTACAAGCTAATTCAATCGCTTGCGCTGCGTAGTGCAGTTGTCGCATTTCGTAATTAGATAGAATCTCATTTGAGTAGCTTGTAATTTCTTCAACTGTTCCAATCTCGATTTCAGTAGTTAGGTAATCACGGACATCTTGTAAGATTGTGTAACTACTTACGTTTGGCATTTTGCCGAAAATCTCACTACACATTTTATCCTCAAAATGTAACGGCTGTAATCTTGATTGTAATTCTAATTTTAAGCCGCTAAATGTAAGTGCTGCAAAAATTACCGCTTTTTCTATTTCAATATTCGTCATTATTTCTTTGTCTTTTTGGTTGTGCGTATCTTAATTGTTCGTGTGGCTTTGATTGTGTAGGTTTACTTAATTCTGCAAAATATTTCTTTGCCTCTGATTTGCTGGCTACACTACAAGTCCAATTGTTTAGTGTGCTAAAAATAGAGACCTTAGTTTTGTACTGATTGTACAGTAATTTTATTGCGCTTTCTTCTGAACCATCGCAAATATTTAGATTAGCTTTTTCGCTTAATTGAAAGGCAAACCATTTGTCAAATATCTTTTGAAAAACTATCTTGCTTTTTTCGTCTAAAAGAGATATTTCTAAGTTTCGCAAATAAGTAGCTAATTTTGTATCTACTTCTGATTTTCTCCATAGTTCGGCTTTTAGTTCTTCGTAAGTAAGGGGGGGGCTGGGGGGGGATTCTTCTAAGTCCTGTTTATTTTCCTTCAAAGGATAAATAATAATATCTTTTTCGGGTGTGTGTTCTCTCTCTTTATTATCTTTATTATTTACTGTATTATTACTTGTATTACTATGTTCATTTTTTTGTGTAGTCTGCTTTAATTTTTTTGTGGGGTCAGCTTTCATTTTTTCGTGAACGCTGCTTTCATTTTTACATTCAGCTTTCATATTTTTATTAAGTCTTAATCCCCTATTTCTACCATCAAAAAACACTTGAGAAATGTAGCCTCTTTTCTTTAAGTTTGAAATCATATTTGCAGCTGTACCTTCTTTTACTCCTATAAAATTGCCCAAATACTCATTACTCGCAAAACAACCTTTTTCGCTATTGTCTAAGCTATCAATCTCTACAATCAAACATTTTTCTATTACAGACAAATCCGTATTCAACCAAATTTCTTTGGGAATCCAAACGCCTTTAAAATCCCTATCTTTATTTTCCATGTTCTTAAAAATAGAAAAACCCCTCAAATGTGCCTGTGGTAAGTTCCGCTTTTTACTCAGGAAGGAGAGTATATGCGTTTCTTGGCACATTTGAGGGGTTTATATAGTTAGTATAATTACCTTCAAATGAATAGCCTTCCTTATGTCAATTTGCAAACAACCAGCTACCACCCCGATTATTTACTGTACAAAATTAGGAATAAATTATGAGAAATGCAAATTTCTTTCAGTTTCCCAGGCTAAAAGAAGTAAAAGATTTGGATTCGGTGCTTTTGGTACTACCTCAGCGACTATACTCGTACAAATCTTTTACGATGCAAAGATAGGTAAAGTTTTTGAAAAAAGAAATTAAATATTTTTGTAATCTTCCAAAATAGCGTTACTCAGGTCATTTTCGGCTTGTAGTAAGTCTTTTTCGGTTTTTGATGTATCCAATCCTAAATCTCTTTCGGATTTTATTTGATTCCTTAGATTGTAGATAAGAAGCTCAAGAGATTCCCTTTTGCTTAGTTTGAATAGTTTGGCTTTTTCTTCTATGTGCATTTTGGTAAAGTTTTTGAATTATGAAAATAAATTTAGCTGTTTGGTTAAAATAATCTCCCTATTGCAATATAGATTTTCCACTACCTTTTTTGCGTTATTCGTAGCACTTAGGCTACTTCTATGATTTATACTTTTCACTAATGGCAAATCAAAATCATAGGAACTTACATAAATTTTGTACGGGCTTTCTTTTATCCATTTCAGTAGCTTATCATGGTCTATTCCGTTCTGGTATTTTGCCGTACTTTGATAAGGAGGGTCAAGATAGATAACCGTTTCAGAAATAGGGGTATTTATTTGTACTGATTCGTAGCTTAGGTTTGTTAATTCCAACCGTTCCAACTGCCCCAACCGTTCCAACTGCTCCAACCGTTCCAACTGCTGCAACTGCTCCAAATCTATTCTTTCTAATGCGTATTTTTTGAGAAATAGTCGCCTTTTTGCAATTGTTTTGCCATCAAAAATAGAACTTGGAATATTTAAGCCGATTTTTAACAACTCATTACGGCTATTTTCGCAACAATTAACTACAACTTCGTGCATTAATCTTTTTGTGTGTTCTATTTCTTTGCTAAAAAGATACGAGCTTTGATTATTGCCAAAACTCCAACAAGTCTTTATTAAGCCGCCTCGCCAATCATTATCAAATTTGTGAGCGTGAAATGTATCTCTGTCAATCCATTTGTAAAACTCACCCGTAACACCATTATCCCGTATTTTCTTGATAAGTTCGACTACTCCTGTATCAATTTCATTATAGAAAACAGTATCAATATTTTTGTGTTGCAAGGCCTGGAAAGAAATTGCACCACCGCCGCCAAATAAATCATAAAAGTACTTACAATTAGGGTTTTGCGCTGTGATGTAATTTACAATTTCATAGGCAAGCACTCGCTTTGAGCCCATGTATGGAACGCCTAATTTTCTATTCATAATCTTTTTATATTGTACAGCCTAAGCGATAGTTTGATATTGCCCTTGCTCTCTAAAAGCTGCATAAAAGTAAAGTAGTGCGTAGGAATTACCCATCTGCGCTTTTCTTTGTACGCTCCTATAAAGCCTGTTTTGTCGCCATTTGCTCCAGCTTGGCAAAGTTTGGAAATGTCGCCTGTTGAGCAGCAACAAATTTCAGCCATTCGTTCGGTTGTCATGGCTATTCGTCTTTTTTGTTTACATAAACTACTTTTATTGTATGCAAATCTTCTGTTTTTATCAGGTATTCCGCACGTCCGTTATACACCATTACGCCCTCTTTAACGGTTCGTAGCTGAATAAACGGGCTTATTGATTCTTTATGTCCGTTTTCTATGTATTGGATTTCAAGATATGGCTGCATGGCTTATTTGATTCTTATTTCGTTGCTTACGCTTGGCATGATAATAATTCCTGTTTCTTGTTCGCCTTTTTGGTATTTATTGATTACCAATTCGCCAAATTTATTTACTGAAATTCTAAAATCAACACTACCTACTTCGATAAGGATTTTTTCTGTTTCAATAAATTCTGCGTCTCGTTTGATTTGTGTTTTCATTCTTCTAAATCTGCTGTAAAAAAAGTGAATTGAGTTTTACACATTGATGATGACGAGTGGTTGTTTTCGGGTTGTCCACAATGCTTGCAAACAATGCCTTTCTTCTCCACCAACTCCACGCCCAAATGAGCGCAAAGTTTCTGAAAGTCGGAAACGGTTGTTTCTTCGGTGAAGTTTAGTCTGCCGTATGTATTGCAGCTTTCGCCTTCAATGTCGTTATCCCCTACGCAGAATACGATTTTGCCTATTTTGATGTGCGACACCCAATCTTCGCAGGTGCAGCGGTCTTCTGGCTCACAACCGCAGGAGTCGTAGATTATTTCAACCCCTTTAAAAAGAGTTACAAGAACTCCTATATTTTGGTATGATAGTTTCATGGCTTTGATTCGTAAAACGTTCTATATGCTCCCTTTACTTTTCTACAAACAATCCTTCTGTTTGGGAGTTCGTAACTTTCTTCAACCTCCCGTATATCGCTTTCCCCGATAATTTCTCCACACTTGCAAAAGTGAACGAATGAAGTAGGGAATTGAGGCGTTTCTTGTGGCTCTGCGGTTTGAATTTTATTGCAGTTTGGACAAATGATTTTCATGATTCAAATTCTTTTATTTGCTTTTCAATTTCCCTAAAAAGTTCTTTCGCTTTTTCATACACAGAAATATCGCCTTCTTCTCCAGGATGAAATGAGCCAAATTGAGAACCATCCGAAATATGGATATAGTCTATTGCTCCAATCAAATATAAAGGGAATAAGGCAATCCAGCCACCAAGACACGTTAGCATGGACTCCAATACAGCTAACTCAAACGCTTCGTCTTCTAATGGCTCTGAGTCTTCTGAATAGTATTCATCTTCGCCCATCCAAAACATTGCGGTTGTGTACATATTCCCATTCTCGTCATATTCCTCGTTTGCATCGCAGCTTAAAGATGTATCTAAATCGGGACAAAGAATGTTTATCGCTTTTTCCACGTTTTCGTCAAGAATTGTGTACTCGTCACCCCTGCCTGTTTTTATTCTTACGTTTAAATATGCCATTATCTTAGTACACTTGTATATTTTACAACTTCATTTTTATAGATAATCGACTTTTCGATTATTTTACCAGTTGGCATTTCCGTAATTACAAAAATAGCCTCATAGTCGTCGCCTTGACACTTTAGTTTGTGGCAATATATTTTTGCGCCACTTTCAAAGTGAATTACGTACCAGTAACGACCAACAACGTATTCGCCCTCGTAGAAAGACTTTCCGCTATTTACAGCGTATTCCTTTGGCGTTGGGACTGTTGAAATTTGAGCCTTTGCGCTCAGTGATAAAAATAAGAAGAATGCAATTAATAAGTTTTTCATGTGAATTGTGTATTTATATGTGAGAAAATTAAACCCTATCTATATGGTCGTTTAGATTCCATACAATATCTATAATTTCGATATTGTCGCTGTCCTTACCGTCAAGAAACCTATTTTTTGCATCTCTTTCGTCTTTTGCGTAAACCGCCTCTTTTTGAATTTCATTACTTCTGCTGTAATGTAGTCTGTATTTTACTATGTATCGCTTCATGTGAATTATGTATGTTGAAATGTGGAAAATTATCTTTTAAAAGCTGGGAAACTTCGCAGCCTCCCAGCTACAACCAATATTACTACTCTAAATCTGACTTGTATTCTTTTATGTTTTCGTTGTGTAGGCGCATTAATC